AAATCGGCTCATCAATTCCTTCAGCACTCATCATCTCTGCGAGTTTATCCTCGTATTGTGAGAGTAGCTGTCTGTCTCTGTCTTGGAATCGTACCCTGTCTGTATACGCCGAAACCTTTGACCTTAAGTATAAGCTAATAAACGGTTCAAGCTCATCCCTATCAACTTCGTATCCTGCTAATTCATCCAGCATACTAAAGTCTGCTTTAGCGGCAGACTCATCTAAGATGTTTTCTATGTCTTCAACCATTATGCTGTAACGATCTGCAACATTAATACCCGCTGGCTCAAGGGTTACTAAGTCTCCCTCTTTTCCAGATATAGGATCAACACCACGTTCAATCGTAACAAAAGCTTCCGTAGCTTCAGATACTGTTTCACGAGCCAAGACTGACTCAGCGATTTCCGTACCCGGAGGTACTGCAACATATCGATCACCTCGCTTCAAAGCGAGCTTGATTGCTTCTTTAACCCCTAGCTTTTCCCAGTTTTCGACCATTGGTAGATCTGGATCAGCGGCGGCAACTTCTTTTAATGCTTCTACTTTAGGCGGTCTTTGCTTACGCTGTTGAATGTCTGATTGTATTTCAAGAATGTTCGTTACACGTTCTTCGTTTTCGGTAGTACCTCTATTGACACGCAAATGGAATAGTTGATCCGTTTCTGTGAAATGCATTCCTCGCATATCTCGTACACGGGTAGGATCGTTTCCTAATGCTTCATTTAGTCTAGACTGTTCTCCACCACGCTGAGAGTACACAATCTCTTGATATGATTCTTTGTCCCCAATATCCGGAACATTAACACTAAATTCAGGAGTGCCTACATCAACAGATTCATCTGGAGTTGTAGCTATGCCGTAGGGGTCAACTTGACGAACAGTCGCTTCGCCTACTAACTTCTCCTCACGACGACGATCAATCTCATTGATCATCTCTTCTTTCGTCATGAGCTTCTGGCGTTCTAATCCTTTCTTCGGATCGAAGTCATCAAGCAAACCAAGATCACGCATCTCCTCATCTGGGACACCTTCTCGTTGCATTTCTTTAATATACGATGCGGCAGGCTTCGGCTTTGATTGCCCTCTTGGTGATTCCTCGACAGCCTGACGTGACTTGAGGATGTAGTCCCCAAACACATCTGACATCTCTCTACCAATTAAACGCCCAATTCCAGCCATTACTCGCCTGCCTCTTCTCGTAAGTACTTCAAATATTTCAGTGCGTCAATCGCACCTTGTGCTCGATGGATGGATACTATGTTGTCCGATTTCTCTAGTTTTGTATGCTGTTCGGATATCATAATGTCCAAGTAGTCACAGAAAGCGTCCCACTGACGCTTCGTGCTAATCATAGGTTTTAGTTTACTGACCGCCTGCCTGCGGAGGTCCTGCTGGTTGTTGCTCATTACCTGTAAATCCTTGCTCGCCCGGTATTGGGGCTTGTCCCATGCCGATGTTACCGCCGCCTGTGCCTGCAGTATCAGCTACCCCCGGTACGCCCTGTGGAGTCTGGGGTTGTGGATTCTCTTGCTTGTAGAGTTCTGCCTGACGTGCCGCCTCTTCAATTGAGTTCGTTACCTTGTCAGGATCTAAGTCCATTGACTTCGCAATCTCACGCATGATGTAAGGGAATTTCGCATACGGTGCGAGTACCTGATTCGATGCAACCTGCATGAACTGCATTAGACGTTGACTCCGTACTTCGTTCGCCATCAGCGACTCCGTCCCACGAGCTTTCACTTCCAAGTCCCCACGGATCTCAGGATCGAAATCAAACTGCATATTAAAACTGTACAGAGATTCGCCTAGAGGGCGAAGCAAGTAATCATCAATGTTCTTGATGACAGTCTTGATGCCACCAGCCGCCGCATTCATCAGCATTGAGATGCCAGAAGCAGTCCGGCCAACGCCAGCTACGCCTGTCTGGCCGTGTGCAAATGAGGGGAAGCCTGTTGATTCGTCTGCGAGAACACGAGCTTTATCAAACAATTGCATATTTTCAGCGGACACGTTAGGGAACTTCGTGCCGAAGATTGCTTGTCCCGGAGCACCCGCTTGTCTGCGGAATACTTTACCGGGATACACTGAAAGATCTTGTCCGGGTACGAGGTTCGTTTCATCAATCTCAATGAGAAGATTGCCAGACAAGACTGCATTGTCCACAGCCATACGCATGAAACCGTTCATCAGTGTCTGGGTATCGTCCATGTTTTCAGCGATACCTACACCGAAGAATGAGTATGGGTTTAACTCATACGGCACTGCATAGTATGGAATGCGGGCAGGCTTAAACGGATTGAGTACAGCACGAATGACTCGATTATTACAAATCCAAATATTCGCCTGTAGCTCATCAATATCTTCAAACTCAGATGGGATATCAACACCAGACTCAACTAAGATGTCAACGTCGATAGCACCCCAGAACTCTAATACTTCATAGCGATTGATATCATATTCGATATCGTAGTCGTTGAGATCATCTTCCCAATACTTCTTCGAGTAAGATTCACCCATCTCGATGACTTCATCAATCACTGACTCACGGAAGTATGGACGCTTCTTCAACGCACGTATCTGAGAGCGTGACATCTTATGACGCTCAATCACGTACTGTGCTTCATCCATATGATCTGCGTCAGGATCTGGGTAGAAGTTCCAGATTGATACGTGATCGACGTACGGGACTGTCTTAATCACAGGACTGTAATTGCCCTCTTCATCCCAGTTCGGGTATTCCTTGTCGATAGCGAATGGACCTTTCATGATCCCCGTACCGAAGAGTGCCATCTCGAATGCGGCACTGCGGAGTTTCTTAGACGCACTGGACTCTTCCAGTTGATCCATGATCTTCTTCTCCATCTTCTTAGCGGCATACATTGCAGGATAGAATGTTTGTGCTGATGGAGTTGTACCTTCACCTTCTTGTAAATTCTCTACATCTTGTAGCTTTTCTTTGAGTGGTCCAAGTAAATCTTGCAGACGAGCACCCGGAGGTAGCTCTCTGCCGTCTCCTGCGTACCCGTACGGGGATTCCATAGGAGGTGTGGTACCCTCCCCTTCATCTACACCTTCAGGCTTCTGTGGGTCAAAGTGAACAGCCTCAGCAATACCGTCAGGTAAAACTGTCGGCTCAATTGAAAGAGGGAACTTCTGTCCTGCAAAAAGAACATCTACAATCTGGCCGTAAGCGGCCAGAGTTTTTGTTTTCGTTACTTTAATAAATACACGTGAACGCTCAGAGTCAGTGAACTGAACGTCAGGTCCATAGATACCACGATAGTTACGATAGGATTGTAGCCAACGCTCTTCTTCAGTACGACGAGTCGTTTCCGCTTTAGTGAAACGCTCGTTAACGTGTTGCATTAATCTGTGGGTGGCTGGGTCTTCATCTGCATAGTTAGTGACATCGTCTAAGCTGATGGCACCGTCATCAATGATGAGATCGTTATCTTCCATATTTAGTATCCGAAGGTTGGGTCAGAGGATCTGAATCCTGACATAGGTGATGTTGATGGGTCATAGTCCCAGACAGAGAATCGAGGACGGCTCATTATACCATAACGCAATGCATCATATAGGTGGTCTTCTGCCTTAGTGTCCACATCTTCAGGATTCTTTTTATCCAGAGGGATGCTCGGTAACTGTGCTACTAAGTTCGTACAGCTATTAAATACAATCAATCGAGGCTCTTCAGTGAATTCATCAACTTGTAATCTACGATGAACTTCGTTCTTGCCTGCCTTACGTGATCCTGCTGATCGATCCGATGGTCTCCACCGACATCCTTTCGCAATCATCTGTTCAGCAAGAGAGGGGCCGATGTCCCCTCTTTTATGCCAGCATGAGCTATCTAGTACGCCGTACTTGATCGTGCCGTCATCAGCTTCAAGTTCGAGCACAATATCCGCAAGATCAGTTGCCAAGACTTTACTAACGTATAACTCACGATAGACAATAAGTTGTTCGTCAGGTGATACAGCAAACCACAGCACAGCAGAAAAAGAACCATAGCCATAATCGCAGGCCCTAAACTTAACCCAATTGCGAGGTATGTCAAAAGGATCAACGGCATGTACTTGTCGATTGAACTCAGGAAACGCCGCACCTTCAGCAACATCCCAATTACCCTCTAATAACTGTTTACGTTGATGCTCAGGTAAAGACAGGAGCATCGCTTCGTAGTCACCTTGATCGTACAGATATGGATTATCTGTCAGCATGGCAGGAATGAACCTACGTTTGAATAATGGTTCACCGGCCTTGCTGTGACCGGGAGGGTACGCCAAAGTTTTCCCTGTGTCAATCTCTGTCGCATGAAATGCTTTACCCGGAGGTGATGGATCAATGAACATCTTCTTGACCCATTGATGTCCGGGACCACCGGGGTTAGTCGTTGCTCGCATATAGATCGGTAGATCTGGTGCGGTACTCCGCAAACGAGAACGCATGTAATCCCATGCAAATGGCGTATGCCACTGTGTTAATTCGTCAAAGCCAATCCAACTAAATGCTTGACCTTGGTAACGCATCACGTCTTCATCTCTATCGAGATATGAGAACCAGAGCCTCGCACCGCTAGGAGCAGTCCACTGCATCTTACGCTCTGACCACTTAATACCGGGCCAGATCTTCGGATACATCTCCTGAGACTTCCAGACGAGTTCTCTCAGTTCCTCATTCGTATGTCGTAGTAGTAGTCCACTGAACGAGGGATGACCCATAAATCGTAACGGGTCAGCCAACATAGCATAAGACTTACCGCCGCCTGCGGCACCTCCATACAAGACCTCTCTTTCACCTGACGCTAAGAACTCGGTCTGAGGACCGGGGTTCGGTTTGAAGATGACATTGTGTTCAGTCTCTTCAGGACGTAACGGCTCAAACTCAGGTTCGGCATGTACATCCTCACGCACTTCAATCGATGGCTGGCTCTGTGTCTTCTTCGCTGTCTTCGTAGATGCGTCTTGCGCCGACCCTGCCCTTCTCGATTTTCTCCGCCTGCTCGATTGCCTTTTTGTACCTTCTGGCCCACTCACGGAGAGTTGCACTTCGTCTTTTGTTGGATTGCTCACTTTCTATACGCTTCTGTAATCCGACATGGGAAATGCTTCTTCCTGTTTGTTTCGTCAGCCAGTTAGAAACTTCCCTATAACTGTACTGCTTGAGATATTCTTTTGCCTTCTCTATGGCTCTAAGCTCTCTTGGTATCGGCAGTAACATATCCGGATCTTCAGGATCTTCTTGATATCCAAAAGGAATAGTACGAGCTATTCGTGGTATCGGTAGGAAGTCCTCGTCCTTAATTACATTCTCAGGTTGTGGAAGTATCCACTTACCTGCAGTTCGTTTAGTTGTCATCCTCTGTACGTTTCGGTGGCAAAATCATGACACCGCCTGATGCTTCAACTTGTACCTTCTCAGATTTAACAATGCCTACACGGTCCATCACTTCTTTAGCCGCTTGCATTTTTTCTTTGATGCCTAGCTCAGTTGGATCGTGTAGTGCACCAACCATAGCCATTGCCGCACGAGGTGCGTTCTGGGCGAGGTACATGTTGGTGCGTTCTAGGATTTCTTCTTTCAGTGCTGAAACAATCTCAGACGTTGCTTGTGTCTCCGAATAGCCAGCGAGTTTACGAGCTTGCACGAGTGATCCGCCCGCTTCTTCAAAGAGCACGTCTAAGAACTTCTGCTGTTTCTCTGTAAGTTTACGTGCCATTTTTACTTAACCTTCCTATGTGGTTTTACTTTCTTAGCAACCTTTTTAGGCTGTGAAACAAATTGTTTGCCTTTCTTTGTGCCCTGCCGCTTGGCTTTCGTAGTAGCGGCATACTCTTTGTCCGAAAGAGCCTTGATAGCTTTCTCCGGTAGATAACGCTCCCCGGTAGCTTTCGGGCCTTGAGTAGACGGCTTGCCACTCTTGGTACGCCACTTTTGCTTTGTCCACGCTTTGAGGGACTTTTGACTCTTCGCTAAAGGCATTAGTTTTTGTATCCTCCGCCAGCTTCTTTATAACGCTTGGCGAGCATTTGAGC